TTTCACTGCCCTTGATGGTGGCGTCCCCAACGACCCAAACGACAACGCCGCCATCTATTGTCACACGGTGCAGGCTGGCAATAACATCCCGCCAAACGTGGTCGCCCCATTGATCGTTGTTGCCGTTGTAGGTGCGAAGATTGTCATAAGGCGGACTGGTCACTGTCAGATCAACCGACCCATCTGGTATTTCCTTCATACGCTTCAAACAGTCGCCCTGCATTAGGTTAATCATCGCTGACATCCTCATAATCCGCGTCAATCGTGGACGCCTCACGCTGCCGATCCTCATCCTCAAGCGCCGCCATCTGGCTATTCACCTTCCGCAAGGCGTCTAGGTGCATGTCGCCGATGCTGATCGTCACGTTGTTCTGTGGCCGAGTGCCGTACTTGGCTTGATTCATGCTGCCAGCCATAAACTTGCGGAAGTTCACCTTCTCTCTGGTGGCCGCGATCTCATTCGTGGTGCTGAGGGCGCTGAGGCTATCGACCATCTCCAAGCCCTGCTCCACGAGAGCGTCGGCAGCCTCCTCACGAGCACTCTCCAAAGCCTTCTTGTATTCGGGGACGCTGTTCAAGGATCGGCTGATGTAGCTGCGGGAGCACCCATACTGCCGAGCCAACTCAGCCACGGTGACGCCGCTGGCGATCTGGTCGTATAGCCAGTCAACGCCGCCGTTGTCGGCGACGTCTTGGAGGATTTTCTTTTTCAGGGCTTTGCCAGCCATTTCGAGGCTCCTGTGAATTTTCAAAAATTTTAGAGTAGGAGTGGATTTTTTTCAAGTGGGGGTGGGTGGGGGTCAATGCTTTAGGCTTTGTGGCAGACGTGTATGCGTTTTTCTATACATGCACGCCCCCGCCGCCGACCGCCCGTGGGGGGGGGTCTCAGCCGCTCCTGCCAGCCTGCCACAGCGCCCAAGCTCCCTAATTCGTATAACGCGTATTATGTTAAGTAATGCACTCAATGATTTCAATGACTTAGCAAGAGCATAAGTCCAGTTGGCGATATTCTGCCGTGACTTCGCTGGTTTTGATAAGTCCAGATGATGTTAGTCAGATTTACATGAGGCCAGTGACATGCCACGCGCACGCGCGCGCCTCTGCTGCGCCGTGTCTGCGTGGCAGCGGAGATAGCCCTCAGAGGCGATATAAGCCGCCTCACAGCGCCATCTCAATGCATTACCTCACCAACCCCCATGACCTCCTCTACAAGCGCGCTCATAAGCTCGCCGATAGCCACGAACATTTCATCGGGCGTTGGATCAACAGCAGACGAGAGCATTGCGTCAGTGATGACGATCAGCACCTCGCTGACGACATCCATGTCCACGTCATCCATATCAATCTCAATGTCCATCATGTCTCTCTCCGATATAAAAAAGCCTCCACGCCGAAGCGCAGAGGCGAAGTTAGTGGCCTGTTAGACGGGAGGAGCAGTGGAAGGCCACATACAAAGCCTAGCACTGACCGATCTCGGCTCCAAGAGCTAAATAGCCAGCGCCATCCACTGAGCTATCATCGTGCGGCCCGTTGCGCAGCCGTGCAATCTTCAGGAGCGCCATCAGGTTGCAGACATCCCTGCCTGACACAGCCACACCAAGGTAGGCGCTCCACATCTCTGCGATGGCTTGGAATGACTCGGCTGCGTCACCGTAGTCCTCTTGTCTGTCCCCATTGATCAGCGCCTTGGCCGTCTCCAGTATCTCTGTTCGCTTATTCAAAATGGTATCTCCTCATCCAATGATCCCTTTGCCTTCATACCGATAACCTCAGCCCCTGGGAAGTGCTCCTTCACCTCCTCCGTCATCTTCCCCACGCCATGCTTCGCATAGAACTGGATCGCGACGGCAACCTCCCTGAGTGTCCACAGCTTGAGATCGGGCATCTCCTTCTGCAACGCCTGCCATGACCTGCCCTCCCTCATAATCCCAATCGTCTGCCCATTTAGCTCAACCTGCCACACATCCATCGACGCCCTTGCAGCTCCAGCCTCAGTCGCCTGAGCGTCCATCGCCTGCAACCCTCTCATGCAAATACCTGCACGAGCAGCCACGACATCAGGCTTCCCCTCGTCCATCGCCTCATGCAGCTTCGCCACCGCCGAGCCATACTTCGCCGCCATCTCTGGCGTGACCAGCTCGGGCAGCACATCAATCCCCCACTTCCAGTTCATCTCCTCCCCGAGCCGATCCAGCGGAGCCAGAGCCAGATCGCACATGATCGCCTCCTTCTCATGGATACCCTGTATCAACCGATCCGACTTCTTCTGCCTGACAGGCCGCCTCACCGCCGTCTTGCCACGACCACCCGACTTCCGATTATTCACACCGCCAATCTGCATCTCAATCTCCTCCTGCTTTGGCTCTCAAATTCTGGGGCTGTATGAATGTATGAAAGTCTTATAGACATTTCATACATTTCATACACCTTTGCCCGTCCGTATGAAAAGTGTATGAAACTGTATGAAACTGTATGAAACATCACACCTAAGCCATTGATTTCGTTGAAGTCACACATTTCATACACTTTCATACACCAAGGCCGTTTTGAGCACCTGAAAACGCTGGGTGTATGAAAAGTTTTTCATACAGTAGAACCGTGCGTTTTCAGGCACTTAGCTGTTTTCGTCAAATTCGGCCTTCCTTGGCGCTGATCCAGCAATAGCCCTCGTTTTGGGTCATGTAGCCGCTCTCCAAGAGTGCCTCATAAGCCTGCTTGAACGCCGCCCTTGGGTTGATTGCCTCCAGCTTTCCTCTGGCGAATTTTGAGAAGTCCTCGACATCTATGACCCAATACTTACCGCTCTCTGGCCAGCCTGTACCGCCCTTGTTCGGCCACCCGATCTCGTCTTGGCGCATCTGCTGGAATGCCTTGACGAGCGCCTGTTGGTTTCGGCCCTTGGGCTTCTTCTTGCGGCTGTCTTGGACGTCATCCTGCGCGGCTGTGTGGATCGTACACGTTGTCACTGCGTCTCCGTCCAAGTCTTGCCCTAGCTCGTGGACCTTTAGGATGAAGTTGATCGGCGGCCTTGGCTCAATGTCCCGCTGCTTCGTCGCCGTGGCCGATCTGATGCCGTCGTCGTTATGCAGCTCGATCTCCGTGTCTGTAGCGGCTCTGAGGCTGCTGTGGCCCCGCGCGCCTTGGGCAGTGTCCTTGCCTGAGTGGTGGACGATGAGCGCGTGCGCCTTGGCATAGTTTCTCAGAGCATCCACGTTGCCAATGAACGCTGTCATGTCCTCTGGGCCGTTTTCATTGCCGCCAGCCATTGCTCGTGAGAGCGTGTCAATGACGATCATTGCGATTGGGCCGTGAGATGCCGTGATCTCGTCACATAGGTCAGCGATCTCTTTCAGGTCCGCCTCTGGTCTGAGCAGATCGACTGGCGCGGCTCTGATCGCGAGAGGGACATCGGACACCCCGTGCTGCTGCATTAGGGCGTAGACCCTGTTCTGGAATGCGTTGCCGCCCTCTGTCGCGAGGTAAAGCACCGCGCCCTGCTTGACCTTGCTACCCTGCCAGTCGATGCCAGCCGCAATGTGGAAGGCCATGTCGAGTGTGAAGAACGACTTGCCAACGTTTGACGGGCCGTAGACAACCGACATCTGCTCCGAGCCGAGCCAGCCCTTGACGAGATAGCTCGACGACAGCACTGGCTTCGCCTCGCCAGCCCAGAAGATTGGTGCTCGCGCCTTCGTTTGCTCTGGCGCAGGCGCAGTCTGCGTTGGCTCTGTGGCAATGTTGAATTGCTGCGGCTCTGGCTGCGGCGCAGGCTTGGCAAGCACCTCCTGCGGCGTTAGCTGCGGCTCTGGCGTCCACCCCTTCGCTCTGGCCCCGTCGATGGCCTGCTGCACTTCTCTGCGCGTGTCGTCCACAGTGTATGGCGGCTGCGTGAAGTTGTCCGTGATGGCGTGTATCTCTGCGTCTGCCAAGCCCTTTGAGACATATGACCCGACGAGGCGCACGACGTTGTGATGCCAGTCCTCGCCCTGCATGATTGACTGCTGCGCCAGCGCCCGGTCCATCGCCTGCTTGCCGAGGTCAATGTTAAAGGGGCTGTCACCTGCGGAGGTTGATACCCCCTTAACAGGCGGGAAGGCACGCATCATGCGCTCGAACGGCACTGGGTCTCTGTCTGTGCTGAACTCTGTCCGCATTGTGACAAGCTCTGGCGTGTAGCCCTTCTCCTGCTTCTTCTGGCTTGGCCACGAGACTGTGCCAGCCACACGCATGATGCGGCTCGGATTGATCACCACCTCGTCTGTCTTCAGGCTCTGGGCGATTGACTGCTGCGTCTCACGCCACGCCTGAAGGTTTGCGACAGGCTCCTCTAGACGCCAGTAGCAGTGACCACGCACAAACGGCACTGTGCCTGTCTTCACTGACATCGTGAACTGCGGGCCTGCAAAGTTCAGGATGTTCTTCATCGCGCCGTCAGTGTCGGCATCCGCGAAGCAGTAGAACGCTGCGAGGATGTCCTTGTCGTGCGCTCCGAAGCCAGCCTTGATCTCCGCATCGCCGTCCACTGGGTTGATGCACATGTAGACGTTGCGCTTTGCGTCATTCATGGCTCTGGCGTGATCTGCCGCCAAGTCCAGCATATCCAAGCCGAACCGCGCTATATTGGCTCCGCCGTGCTCAGAAAGCGCCCTGATCTCAACCACAGGCTTGCCGTCAAGCTCTGCCCAGCCATCGGTGATCTGCTCAATGAACTCCGAAATTGTGTCCTGTTTTGCTTTTAGCTCAGCCATCATTTCATCCCCTCCACCATCTTTATTCTTTCACCGATCCAGCGCATCACCGGGACAGCCATTGAGTTGCCCATAGCCTTGTAGCGAGGCCCGTCTGGGCAGTCTTCCGCTGCCTTATTTCGCCACGCGATCTGCGTGTAGTTGTCAGGGAAGCCCTGCAAGCGCTCGCATTCTGTTGGGGTTAGGCGGCGGACTTGAGAAGTCATCACAGTGTTATCATAAACACCGCCAGCGGCAGTTCTAAGTGCGGCAGCTTTATCTGAGGTTGTTTGGTTGTAAGCGTCAAAAGCCACCGCTGGCGTCTTGCTCTTATCTAGCGTTGGCGTGACTTGCGTTGACACGCTGTCGCCTTGGCTGGAGCTGTTCTGCGCGCCGAATGCTATTGGCAGGGTTTCTGTGGTTGGAACAAATAGAGGCGCACCACCGTTTATATGCTGATCCTCAAGTCCTTGCTTTGATCCAAATGATGCATTGAGAGTTGAAGCGATTTCTGCTGGCCATTTTTCTACGGGCAGGGTTTCCATGTCTGCATCGTATGCGCCTCCAGTGCGCGTTGTAAGGCACTTGGCAACTTCTTCCCGCGCTTCTCTGCTCGGCGCAGGATGCCTTGACAGGCTTTCTCGCTCAAAAAGAACCGCTGCGGCACGTCTCCAGTCTCCAAGGTATCCGACAACGAACACACGGCGGCGTCT